CTACACGACGCTCTTCCGATCTAAATGCCTACGCCATTTTTGCGGCGGGTATAAAAAGAGGTAAAAAGCCACCATTAAGAGGCTTTTTTATGTTTCGTAGTAAAATAGTTACTGTTTTATTTGCATATTCGTAGTAAAATTACTACCTTTGCAGTGTTGAATAATTAAACAAGCGATCTATGAAAAATGTAAAAGTTTCTAAGATTCTGAGAATCTTGGCTGATGACGGCTGGTACTTAGACCGTTACAGCGGAGACCACAGAGAGTTCAAACATCCTACCAAAAAGGGTGTTGTAACTGTCAACGGCAAGCCTTCAACATCTATCTGCGGATGGCTCCTCAGTAGTATTGAACGGCAGTCGGGGCTTAGGTTCTGACAAACTGGGGTGGAGCTGAAGCTCCGCCCCTCCCCTACATTCGAAGCAGACGCTTGTTGGATATTCGACAAAGAAAGGTGGCGGTTGTGGCTGCCACCTATTTTAAGGCTAACGTATAAAAAATATATATTATGAGTGATGTTGTGATTAAAGCTGCCCGTACTGATGGCGGCTATTGTTGTGCTTGCGACTTACTGCCAGGTTGGGTCGTTGCCTACGACGGCGACCTTGAGGGCTTTAAGGAGTATGTCCAGGAGAGCGTTGACTTCTGGCTCGAAGGCAGACGTAAAGACGGTGATGCATACCCGGAGGTGTTTGACGGTGAGTATAGGCTCGTCTACGATTTTGATGTAGCTACGTTGCTCGACTACTATCGTGGCATATTCTCGTTTGCAGCCCTTCAGGCGATAACGGGCATCAACCAGAAGCAGCTTTCACACTATGCGAGTGGCATATCGAAGCCGCGCCCTCAGCAGGTGGAGAAAATAAAGTCGGGTCTGCGCCGACTTGCCAAGGATATTGAAATGGTCACTGTTTAATTAATTCAACACCGCCGCCCGACCATGCGGCACCATGACCGCTGCAAGTTCTGACTTCGCAACGTTTCATGATTAAAAGAACTCGTTGAGCCCTCGGTGCGTGACGCATCGGGGGCTTTTTTGTGTTATTACAGCAAAAAGTAGATTGAAAGCCTCGTTTTCGGCTAAAGAAATCTACTTTTTTGGCAAAACAATCTACTTTTTTCTTTGGCGTTTTGCCATGTTTTTTCTATAGCCGTCCCGAAGGCATCCCGAAGAATTTCATTCATTCAAATTGTTGAGCTCTCAGTGCGAAAGCATCGGAGGCTTTTTGATTGTTAAATAATAATCTTTTGGTGATTTTTGTGTTAAAATATTTGCGTAATAATCAAAAGATGATTACCTTTGCATTGTCAAAATAAATAAGTTATGAAGTACACAGAAAAAGAAAAAGAACTGATTGAGGCTATCAGAAATTACAGAAAAGCCTATCCGAACGGAGCACGAGAACTTGAAATCTACATTATGGATTTAGTCTACGAGCTTATGGAGAATGAATAAACCAAAGCCCTCCCTTTCGGGGGAGGGCATAAAAAAGATATAAATATGGAATATGCAATCGTAAATCAGCAGACAACAGTGCGTCAGGTGCTCAATGATGTGTATGAGGACATTAATTGGGCGTATCTCGCACAGAACTATTTCGGTAAATCACGCAGCTGGCTTTATCATAAGTTCAGCGGACGCAACAACGGCAAGCCTGACGACTTCAGCGACATCGACCGCGAGCGTCTCAAGGGTGCGCTCGTGGATATAGCAAACCGTCTGAGAATGACGGCTGACAAGTTGTAATAACTTATTTTTTTGACACCTGCCCCGGGGCTTCGGCTTCGGGGCTTTTGATTGCTTAAACATTTTAATATTATCCATCACGGCAATCCTCTCATTCATTATAGGGCTGCTGTGCTGACAGAGAGCCTGACAGCTACACCTATATGATAGAATACATATGCTACAGCTACGATCGTAGCAACAAGGATAATGGCTATCGCTGCTATGTCAAGAAACTTGTCAATGTAGAGCGGTAGCCTTTTGTTTTTGATTTCTTTCTTTTCCATACGGCAAAGTTAATAATTTGTTGGCTATGAAAGATGGGACATTTATTCCTTGAAAATTCCTTGGATCATTCCTTTTCATTCCTTTTCATTCCTTGCGGAGCACTTTTTTGAAAGATTTTTGCCAAAATCCTTGCACGTCTCAATCTTATTGTTTAACTTTGCCCTCGCTAGAATTACAATGCGGAGCACTCCGCATAAACAAAGGGCGAGGATATATGTTCAAGCCCGACCAAAATATTTATTAAGGTTGTGGGCTTATTTTTTTGCCCATAACTTGCCGTATTGAGCCGAGGGATTCGCCCTTTGTTCATGCGGAGCACTCCGCATAGTGTGGAGATGCAGACAGAATACGGCGGTTCGCCTTCCACGTGTTTTTATTGCCCTTTGTGGCGGAAAAGCATTGTAGTTCTAGCAGACGAGGAAGTGCGAGCCGCTTTTTTCGTACCCTTTCGTCAACCGCACCCGACGGATTCGGGCATAAGGCTAGAACTACAAAATTATGCAAACAGCATCAGTTCAGCGCTCAGCTCATAAGCGCACGTTGAGCAGCAGCATCGCCGCCATGACGGCGTGGCTCAACGCAAAGAGCATCTCTTACACCGCTTTCTGTGGCTTCAGCATCACACGACGCGAGGTTCTCCACGTCAACGCGGCCTTCATTGCGCTCACCGTTGGCGCCATGGCAGCTGCCACTTCTCTACTCATCACCTTCGTCTGCACCCTCGCTGCTGCCCTCTCGGTCAGACAGCTCAACCGCGAGAACATACAGCCCGAAGAGGCTGAGAAAGGAGGTCAGCGATGACTGTAGAGCAGAGCTTTTTGAACCAGATGGCAGTAGTGCTTGTGAGAGACTTCGCACCCAGGAACAATTTTCAAAAGGCGATGGTGCGCTATCTCTCACCGCTCCATGGCATGTGCATTCAGACAGAACGCATCCCCGACTTGTTTGCGGATATAAAGCTTTTGGTTAACGTGTTGGAGCATAAATATCCGCGACATAAGACCCGTGCAACTGTCGATCGCTTTTTGACAAGAACAGACCTCTATGGCCATGAGTGCAAGGCTATGATTGTTAAGGATGAGGGCTTTAACGACGTTGCTGATGTGGCTTCTGTGTTTGTCATGCCTTTCGTAGGTATGCTGCATGCAGCCGACGTAGGGGCCTGTCAACGCATGTTTGCCTTGCCGTTCTGCTCGGACAAGGTACCATGGGCAATGAAATACAATAATTTTACAGACCTTGTAATGTAGAAAGGAGATTAACACAATGAACAATTCACAGAAAACAACACAGGTGATAAGTGAGATACGCGAAATAATTAGAAATCTCACACCCGAACAGTATGAACGCTTGAAAAACAGCAATGTAGGACTACCCAACCATGGGCAACAGTAAAGTAGAAAGGAGATTAACAATGAACACACAGAAAACACAGCAGCACACTCAAAACGCTGCTCAACAGCAAGAGCCTTTGCAGTTTGCACGCCCAAACATCGTGAAGCAGCTCGACAACGACATAAAGATAGGCAATGTGACAAATCTCATAGAGCTGCTTAACAACAGCCGTGAGCACCTGCTTGCAAAGACTGAAGACAGCTCGATGATAGACAGCGAGCTGAACGAATATCAGGAGTGGTTCGCTGACCTCGACACCATTAGGGCGGTCGTTGACTTCTTGACAGACCTCAACAGGTTCTGCCCGGAAAACCTTAAACCGGAAAGGAGGTTGGCATCATGGCAAAAATAGGCTTCATTGACTATCAGGGTGACGACAAGACGAAAGAGCAGAAGGACAAGGACGTCAAGGAGGTTGCCAAAAAAGTTGCCGATAAGGTGCTTTCGGCTGAAGACGCCGACAAGAAGCTTGTCAAGCAGTTCATTGCCGACAACTACGCTCCGTCTGGCGACCGTCGGCGGCTCTTGCTTTACACCACACGCGACATCGTCTTTGTGTTGCATAACCATGTCTCCACAACAGAGGAGGTGGTGGGTGCCGTCTTGACAGAGCTGGGCTTCTCTACAATGGTGTTCGAAGGTGAACCCTGTTGGAAGCTCTATGAGCTTTATGACTATGGCTTTTGAAACGATTAACATAATATAATTTAGTAAATTTTTCTACATTTTTTTGCGGTGTGTTCCATGTGATATGGAGCGCACCGTTTTTTGTGTCCCACACATTTATATAAATATAAGCTAACTTTGCCGTAAATAAAGATAAAATGGAATTTTATGGGGTATTTAAATAAACTTTTAATCTTTTACGGCTACGACAGCGTGCAGGCTCTATTGGAGAGCATATTCCCGTCAACTAAATATGTTAGCGTAGGGCAGAGCCTCGCCCTGTCGTCCGTTTGGGGCGTTTTCTGTTCAGCGCTCGGCATCTGGCCCATTCTGGCTCTCGCCATGGTGCTCGCCATGGCCATTGAGCTTGTGTCGGGCATCGTTGCAAGCCATAAGCGTCAAGAGAAGTTCGAGAGCGCCAAGTTTTCAAGATTCGTGCTGAAACTCTGCATCTGGTTCGTGCTCTTCGTGTCGTGCCAGCTCTTTGAGTTCTTTGCCGAGCAGTATGGTCACAACGCTTTTGCATGGATCATCGGAGCGTGGTTCTTCGATGTTCTCACCGTCATCCTTATGATCGCTTTTGTCGTGGAATACACGACATCCATTCTTGAAAACATGGCGTGTATTGACGGGAAAGACAAGAGCTTTTACATTGACGCGGTCAAGAGAGTGGCACAAGTGGCGGTGGATCGCCTGATGAACAAACAAAAATGACGCCTATGGACCGATCAAACAAGACATCTAGGTTTGCCATAACTATTTTTTTCATGTTTGTGCTCGCTGCTTCCTTGTGGATGGGATTTCAATCCCACCACAAGCCAGCAGCTGAGCGTGGACGGAGACTTCCCGTTCCACCCGTAAAGGTGGACACTATATATCTTCCATCATGCGTTGAGACCATTCGCGTGGCCGTGCCTGCGGTTGTAGACACGGCTCGCGTATTGGCCTCCTATTTTGAAAAGCATGCTTATCGCGACACCGTCAAAGCTACTGTGAAGGCTGGCCCTGCTAAAGGGCAGAGGGCTGAGGTGGTCATTAAGGACACGGTGTGGCAGAACGCTATAACAGGCCGCGAAGTGAACTTCACATTTTATCCGAAAAGACTTGTGAGAGATAACTCCGTCGGCCTGTCTTCTACTTTTGGTTTCAATAATCTCACTATCATGGCTGAATATCGCTACCGCTGCATGAAGATGTATGCAGGTTATAACCTTATTGACCATGCGCCGGTCGCGGGCGTAGGCTTTCAGCTCTTTTCGTGGTAGTGTTCAATCTATCTTCTCATCATGCCCAAATTTGATATTTTACCTTCTATGATGTTCGCAACTGCTGCCAACGAGTTCACCATTACAGAGGTGACCGAAGCAACAGCGGTCAACACGAGCGTCAAGGGGGCTGATGGCTCGGTGCTGTTTAACAACACCTCAACCTATTACCCGGACGAGAACGGGTGCATCAGGCTGTGCGATCTCGGTGAACTCGTCTGCCAGCTGGTGGAGCGCACTTTCACCGCTGACGACATTGTTAAGGTGGGGGCTCGACAGGTTGGCATGCAGCTGCTCATGGATGTGACCAAGGGGCCGCTTCGATCCTCGCGGGTGCTCTACATGTGCAAGGAGATGGGGGAGCTGAAGCCTATGTTTGCCACTTGCATGCGCACAAGGAGCGTGCTTCCTGGCATGCCTACACCTGTCTCTATTCTCTGTGCCGGCAACAAGGGGCTTAAGCTCACGTTCGCTGCTGCCTTCAAGACCGACACGGGACTGCTGTGGAAGGAGGCGCAATCGGAGGTCAACACCGATGCTGACTGCTTCTCCTTTGCTGCCGATACCAATACGGTTCTTAATCTCCTCGGTGGAAGCAGCCTCACGGTTGACAACTTGCTCTTCTACACCGTGACGCTCTCGTCTGACGGCAAGCAGGTCGACGGCATGCGCTTCTCTGTTGACAGAGACAACAACGCGGACGAAGCTCGGCATTTCTTGTTCTATAACACCTTTGGCGTGCCAGACTCGTTCACTTTCAAGGGGCGGCAAACGGAAGAACAGAGTGTGGACTCTGATTTTGGATATGCAGGAAGAAGCTATGTGCAGATAGACAGAATGGTCACAGAGTCGCACAAGTCGAACACAGGATGGCTTTCCAAGGAGGCTAAACATGCGGCTTACGACTTTTTAGACTCGCCGCTCACGTTCGTCTGTGACGGCGAGACCATTAGGCGCATAACGGTCACTGAGGTGGATTCGTCCATTTCCAGACCTTCAAGTGAGCCTGACAGCTTGACGGTGACGTGGAGATTCGCAGACAAGCAGCACATGAGGCTTTCTTTGGTTAAACCTGACGAGGGCAGGGCAAGCACGTTTGCCAAACCGCCTTTCGACAAAACTTTTGATTAAATGGATTCGACAAAAAAAACAATGTATGCCACAACGATGTTGGCAGATCTCGATATTCGCACTGACCGATTTGGCAAAAGGCGCATCTTCTCAATAAAATTTACAACAAAGGAGGGCAAACTCTATTTCCTGCCTACAGCCTATGTGACTGGATGCAAGGGGATGGACATGAAGCGCCTGCGATTTCGTGGGGTGCAGCCTTGCGACTGCAAGGGCAACCCTGAAGGGCATGTCATACCGGTGAAGATTACAAACATCATAGAGTATAACAAACATATCATCGACTGGAGCAATGGATATTCTATTTAATAGTGAGGGCACGCCGCTCCTGATGGAGAGCGACAACGCTTTCTTCGACACCAAACTTGACCGCCAGGCCGCCGACTCAAGACGGCGGGTGCTCTTCCCTTATGATGACACTAAGCACGATTTTCTTGAGGTGCTTGGCTATAGGGTGCTGTCGTGGGGGCGTGACAATGTCTTCCCATGGCACGCTGCTGAGATCGTGCGCAACACGACGGTGCTCAACACAGGCCTGAGGTTCCTTCGCAACCTGACCATGGGGCAAGGTATCTTTGCTTGCCGTGTAACTGGATACAACGACAAGGGCGATGAAATTCTTGAACCTGTTAGCGACACCACGATTCAAAGATTCGTGCAGTCGCGTCTTGTCAGACGATATATGGAGAAGACGCTGCGCGACTTCTTGAAGGTGGGATGCAGCGCTGTGCAGTTCGTGCCGAACGTGTCGGGAGATAAGATCATTGGGCTTAACACCGTCAATTGTCAGAACTTCCGCTTTACGGAGCCGGGCAATTTGGGCGAACAGATGTGTGTGGTGAGCGGATCTTGGGACATCTCACCTAAGAATTGCACCATTTTGCCATTGCTCTCGGACTATTCGCCTGAAGACCATGCAGCGCTCCTTCGCTTCAGAGGCAACTTGAAGCAAGGATTTGTCTATCCTGTGCGCGACTCTTGGAGCAACGACGACATTTATGGAGAGCCTATATGGTGGCCAGCTTATGTGGCAGGATGGGTAGACATCGCTCACATGGTGCCGGCCTTTTTGAAAAAGGCGTACAAGAACCAGACGACATGGAAATGGCATGTGCAGATTCCTTACTCTTTCTGGGATAAGAAATTCCCGATTTCTGATTTTAAGGAACCAACAGATCGTCAGGCGAAGATTTCAGAGTATATGAACAGCATCGAGCGTAACCTGTTAGGACCAGAAAACGCTGAGAAGCCGATCTTTACCAACTATGCCGTGAACGAGATGAACGGCAGGATTGAAGAGGAGTGGAAAATCTTACCTCTCTCCAACAAATACTCGGCAGGACAGGAGAACCTCGTGACATCTGCTGCTGCCAACTCGGAGATCCTCTTCTCGCTCATGGTCAACCCTAACGTCCTGGGAGCAGGTATGCCGGGAGGCAGCTATGCCGGAAACCAAGGCGGATCTAACATTAGAGAGGCGTTCCTTGTCAACATTGCCAACTCGTGGATCGACCGCCAGAACCTGCTCGACCCTCTGCAGCTTTACCTTCAGCTCAATGGAGCGCCTGATGATGTGCAGCTGAGATTCCGCAACACCATTCTCACAACGCTCGACACAGGTGCCGGCACTTCGCACCAGTTGTCTTAGTTTATCGTTTCACCTTTAAAACTACAATAATATGCTTTTCTCAAAAGAAAAATGGAATAACGCTCGTGAGATTGCTCCATTCGTGCCGACATCGGCTTCGCTGTCGTTTGCAAAGATGGAGGCTCCGCTTGCTGGCGCAGAAGATCAGTTTGTTAAACCGTTGTTGGGCGAAAAGATGGCAGATCGTCTGACGCAATGCTATCTGAACCCGCCTGAAGGTGATGTTCTCGCGTCACAGCTGTTGCAGATCGCAAGACGGGCAGTCGTCAACCTCGCTTTCTGGCATGACTTCGACGCGCTTAATCTGCGCATCACGGACCAGGGCTTCCAGCGACAAGGCTCGGCAGACTGGCAAGGGGCTTACAAATATCAGGAGGACCGCATGCGAGAGGCGTTCCGCAACAGAGGGTTCAACGCCCTCGATTTCCTGCTTGAGTTCCTGGAAGATCATGTTGACCACTTTACTGAGTTCAGGGAGTCGCAGTGCTATTCTGACCGTAGCAAAGCCATCGTGCGCTCTCCACGCGAAGCTAACATGTATGTGTTCATCAACTCTTCGCACATCGTCTTTATGCGACTGCAGGGCGAGTTCCGCACGGTCGAGGAGTATGACCTTGCGGCCATTCTTGGCAATTCGCTCTATCAGCAGTTGCGACGATGGCTTAACGGCGAGGAGGAGTTTCCGGAAGATAAGGCTCTGTGTAAGCTTGAGCAGTTTCGCTTGGCGTGTGCCGACTTTGTGGTCAAGAAGGCTGCTGCTCGCCTGATACGCAAGACAGGATCTCTCACAGAACGTGGACTGTACTTCTCAGCCACTGCTGCAAACTCGTTGGGCAACGACACGCTTGCACCGGCCAGTGACCGCCAGATAGGTGACCGCACGGCTCTCGCTGATGTCGATGCTCACAGAGCAGCTGCTGCGCTTCAGTGTTTCATCAAAAATTATATGGGCGCCATTGTCGATGGCCAGACAAACATGGGGCCGTTGAGAGACAACGATAACCACAACGCTTTCTTCGCGATGTAACCCCGTATGGCTTATGAAACATGTTGAAATAAAATGTGGACGGCGCACGTTTGAGCGTGACATGCCTACGTCTTGGGATGAGATGACTTGTGAGCTCATGTCTGTTGCTGCAAAGCTGTGGATGGGGTGTGTGACGAAAGAGGAGTTTCTTGCTCTCTTTCTCGATGTGCCTGATAAGGTGGTGGATGCAATGGGGCCTTATCTGCGTTTCTGCCTACTACAGCTGACCGAATGGATTGAAAAGCTTGAGCCGATGGACCGGTTCGTGATGGATCAGCTCGCAGACACGCAACTGCTCTTGCCGTCGGCAAGGTTGGGTGCTTGTTCTCTTGAGCAGTTCATGATGTCTGACACGCATTTTCAACGCTTCGCCATTGATGCGTCGGCTGTTGACAGCCTTGATGTCTTTATAGCTGCTCTCTGCCATTCCTCCGAGACGCTTGACATGGAACAAAAGGTGGAGATCGTGTCAAAACTTGACCCTGTGCTGAAGACATCGGTGTTCATCAACTTCATCATGATCCGCAAGTGGTTGTCGCGTTCCTATCCTTTTCTCTTTCCTCCTCCTGCTGAGGAGGAAGAACCTAAAGAGGACGCAAAGAAGCATAAACCCCGACCCACTGACTGGCTCGCCATCTTCGATGCTTTCATGGGCGATGATGTGGCGTTCATTGACCGTTACAAGCGGATGGCAGCGCTCGATGCCTTCAGGCTCATGAACAGACGCATTAAGGCGTCGAAAGAAAGATCTTAATTTTTTATTTGATTATTATGAACATTTCTGTTGTAGCATCTTACCTTGAACAGCTGTGCCGAGAGCACAAGCTTGTCGCTCACTCTGACTCTGAACAGCATTTTGTGAACCTTAATGATGACAAGAGGGCTACGGCGCTCGTGAATGAACTGCATTATCCCGCGGTCTACTTCGAGGCCAATGAGTTCGCGCTGTCGATGTCGTCGGAACAGGTGCGAAAGAGATACACTTGTCACATCGAGGTCTTCGCACATGTAGCCGACACTTCTGACTATGCCGAGGTTGAAAAGGCTCTTGCTACGACAGAATCTATTGTGATAGACCTGTTCGTGCGCATGGCGCGTGACAGGCGCTGCCGTTCGCCCAAATGGCTCACGCTACTTAGTGGACTTGACAACTTGAAGGTGTTGCCGTTACAGAATGAGCACAACGCTCTGTATGGCCACATGGTGGAATTTGAAATTTCAATAGACTCTTGCACTATAGACAGTATAAACAATTTTACAATTACAGACAATGGCTAAAACTTTCGATTCGCTCTCTAATACCGCCGAGACAATACGCACTAATGTGCTGCCCGATTCCAACACAGCTGCTCTCGTCGGCCAGATGCTTAAAGACATCATTGACAAAATTCATGAGGTCAACACCAGCTCGTCAGGAGCTGTCACTGACATGGTTTGCAACCCGTCGGCGGATGCTACGTCGGTGGTGTTGGCGTTTACTCTTACGGCAGGAGAGAAGACCGTCACTCGTACAGTCTCGTTGCCGTTACTCTCTGCTTCTTCTGCCGGCATCATGACACCAGAGCAGCTTACTGGGTTCACGCAGTCGGTCAACACTGTGTCACAGAACCTGCTCAAGCTTTCTAACAAGGTGGATGACAACGCGCGTTCATTGAAGACGATGTCGTCTGCTATTGGCGGCGAGAAGTCGCAGCGCGAAAAGGAGGATAAGGCTTTGAAGGACTTGATCAACAGCGTCGCTTCTGGCCTTCATAACTTCTCTGAAACTAAAGGCAAGGCTAAAGGCTTGGCTCCTTTGGATGATTATGGACTCGTGCCTGAGAGCTTTCTGCCTTCAGGCGTGTTTGACGTGGTCATGGTGGATTTTTGGGATGCAGACAAACAAATCGTGGAGGGGGCTTATTGCTTCGCTTCGGCTGACAAGTCGCTGACACGTTGCCGTCTCGTCAACAACACTGAAGAAGGGGGCAAATATGTGTGGGAGCCTGTGGCTTTGTCTACTAAGGTGATTTATGTCGATGCTGTTGGGCATGCTGCATACACTTGGAACGGAACGTCTATGCAGCAGATCTCACAGCCTCTTAAGCTTGGACGCACTTCAGATACGGCTTTCCCTGGCGATAGCGGTGCGGCTATTGAGAATAGCGTGTCTTTGCTGAAGATGCGCTCTGCGCTTGTGCCGTTTGTTAACGTCAATGTTATCAAACAGCAGAACTATACGCTCGAGCTTGCCATCTCAACGCTCTGTAGCCACACGGGGCTGTCGTCAGCTTATGGCGATGTGCGTGCCTATGGCATGCTTATTACTTACCGTAAAGATGCTTCGCATTGGGAGATCAAGCAGTATTGCGGCCCTTCTATCGATGATGATGATTTCAGAAACACTGACAACTGGAAGAATGTCGGCAGTGGTGGCTCGGCAACGGTGTTCAACCCTACGGTGGAATATCCAATTTCTGGTTATTACACGCTCTATGATTCTGACAATGCTGCTGCTTCTGCTGTCGATGCTGCGCTTAAAGCTGGCCGTGCTTCGCTTGGCTTGCTGCTCACTATTCAGGTTTCTAAGAAGATTTGGAAAACGTATCAGTATATCGGATCTACGCTCGACAAGTGGCAAGATGTCTCTTATTGGCAAGACTTCGGCTCTCTGGCAGCGGGATCTGAGAACTATATAAACATAAACAACTTGATAGATGGCAATGCACCGGTGGTCTACTATACGCTGTCATCTGCCGTTGCCGGTCTTCTCAAGTTTCAAGAGAACAACTCTGTTAGCTATATTAAGCGAGGACTTATCATCTCGTTTCTCTCTGGTCCTAACAAAATTCAGTCTTATCAGTTCCATGGCGATAATATTAATGATGCTTCACAGACTGCTGATGGAGCTACGCTGTGGCAAGAGTTTGGCAAGAGCGACAAAATTAATGTCGTTGACACGCCTACTGAAGGAGGTAAAGATGCGTACAGCACAGGTGGCGCTTATGATAACACACCGACTGACATCTCTGTCGAGGAGGATGAGGGCGGCGTGTATAAGTTCGCGCTCACGAACGCAAAGGGCGACCAGATAGGTGAGCAGAAGCAAATCGTGATTAAAGGTGGTGGTGGAGCAGTGCAAGCTACTACCGTTAGCATCGCGCTGAAGAAGTCGACCGTTTATGGTGCCGTTGGCTCTAAAATGGTCATTGAAGCTGCTGTGATGTCGGTGACGACAACGCCGTCAGGTGACTCGCTGAACTCTATCGCACGCATTGATCTCGTGGATAGAGCGACAGGATCTGTGCTGCAAACTCTTAATGTCAACACTGAATCGTCTGCTAACTTGACTGACGATTTCAAATTCGTTATTGACATTTCCGAGTATTTCGCTTCTACTGCTGGCTCTCGAGCTTTCCGCATCGTGGCTTATGACGATGGCGAACATTCGGGCAACAAGAATGTTTCTGCCATCGGTGTTGATGCTACAGTGGTGTCACGGCAGACTCTTAACTACACTGCGTCAACGGCGGTGAATGTAGGAGGAAAAGCCGTCTCTATACCTTTGTATGCCTTCCCTAACAATGCTTCGTCTAAGGGTATAAGAACGACGGTTGAGATGTTCTACAACGACAGCTGGCACACTGTCGATGACTCTGTGGTTACTGATGTCTTCACGCATGCCGTGGCTTTTGACCCTCAAAAGCTTCAGCTGCAACATGGTGCTTACCACATCCGTATCCATGGCACTGATGTGGCCTCGGGTGTTAGTGGCAATTGGCTCTATTCGGCAGTCATGTTTGTTGATCCTGACAGCACTGAGCCTATTGTGGCCATGAGATGGTATGACGACGGCTCAGCTAAGAGACAGCTCTACCAAACGGTGAGCTTGGATGTGGCTGCTTATACACCAGGGAAGCAGCGCACTGAGGTTAGTGTGATGATGCAGGTGGGCGAGGCCCATGCGTCTGCTATAGCACAACAGAGCATGTCAAAAGATCGCTCTTACACCGTCTCTAAACGTTTGTCGGGCTTAGCTTCAGGCAGCAACATTAAGTTCTGGGCGGAAGCGGCGGCTGCAAAGACGGCGGTGTGTGAACTGACCGTTGAAGGGTCTATGATTCCTGTTGAGACAACTGCAGGAGCTGTCTTCGATATTGATTTCTCTTCTCGTTCTAATAGCGATGCTGACAAGACTATCACAGACAATGGCGTGTCTATCGAGGTCTATGGCTCTAACTACAGCACAAACGGATTTGTGAGGGACAACTATGGGTCTGACGACTACGGCAAGACTGATGATTCGGGTAACCCGACAGGACGCATGGCTCTACGCATTGCGGAGGATGTTACGGCCAAGTGTGATTTTAAACCGTGGTCAAATGCTTCAACAGAGACGACGGGCATGGCTATCTCATTTACTATAAAGCCGTCTAATGTGGCAGACTCGAAAGCGCGTCTTATAGATGCGCTTGGCGACGGTCTCATAGGCTTCTATGTCACTGGAGAGAAGGTGGTGTTTACATGTGATGGCGAAAAGTCTACTATGTACACAGCTTACATGCCTATCTCGACAGAGAAGGCGACACGCGTGGACATTGTTATTGAACCGTCTGCTATTGCTCCTTATAACGGCATTGGTGTCGTTAAGCTGTTTGGAGACGGTGAGGAGCGTGGAGCATGTGCTTATAACAAGAACGCGCTGCCACAGAATGACAATGTCATTAGATTCGATGGCACGCTTGCTGACCTCTATCTCTATCAGATGACTGCATGGAACACCTATTATCAGTTCAGACAGGCTTTCAACAACTATCTTGCGGCCATGCCTGACACTGATGCGATGATCAAGGAGTATGAAGCGAATGATGTGATGCAGAGCCAGACGGCTGAGAACACAACGAAAGACCGTCCTACAATCGAGGCCTGCAAGAAAGCTGGACTCATAGTGATGGTGATGGTTAAGAGTAAGGACACGCCTGACACTGAAGACCAATACCCTGGCTATCTTGACACGCTCGATGGCGACAAGAAGACCAAACGCCTTTATGACGTCTATCTGTACTTCCCGGACCGTCCATGGCAAGACTGTGTTATCAGAAACATGGTCATTACCAACCAAGGCACAACGTCTTCGTTGAGACCTGACAAGAACAACAAGGGCAAAACAAAAGGAGCTGTTATTATTTTGCTTCACAGTCGTGATGAGTTTAGTGGAGCTGACCTCGCTAAATTTGACGAGGCGCTTGCTAACGCCAAGAAAGGAAAAATTAAAATCCTCGAGAATAGCGTGGCGACGAGCATCATCACATGGAAGGTGGACTACTCGGACTGCACAGGTGCAAACAACGGCGCTGCTTGCGAGTTGAACAACCGTCTTATTAGAGCTCTTGGTGCTGAATATATGCAGCCTTCACAGAACGCTTATACTGGTTCCGCAGAGATCAATCCGTCGGTGGCGAGTGTGCCGTGCGCTTTCTTCCGCACAGACAAGTATTCGCCTGATGCTACGAATCCTACTTATGCCTACTTCCATGTTAAGGCCAACATGAATGAGGACAAAGGTGACGCTAAGGTCTTTGGATTCGAGGGGGTGGACGGTTATAACAAGAACTGCTTGAATTATGGCGATTTCAAAGAGCTTGTTGCTGCCCGCAACCAAGACTTTGAGGAGTTTAAGGCGCAGACGCTTGCTGACACCTCTCAGCTTGATCCTGGTGTCATTTATATGATGTCTGAGTTCTGTGGACCGAAGACGGCTTTCATCGAGAATGACGGAACAGGCCATTTCGTTGAGACGGGAGAGGTCGCAGATGCTGTGCAGCTTGAGAAGACGCTGGCTGAATTGATCGCTGCTGATGTGGCTGGATATGACTGGAGCGAGGTGTATAAGACTTCAGACGGCAAGTTCGCTAAGTATGAAGGAGGCAAGTGGAAAGAGACTACTGGTTCCATGACTTATGACAAGGCTACGAAGCGTTGGCAGGTCGTTGGCCGTGTGCTTAATCCTACGCAGTGCTATGAGCATTTGAAATATAATGGCCTGAACTGGTATCAGGGCGTGAACTCGGTTGATGACATGTTGCGGCTTGATCCTGCTACAGGCAAGCCGATTTGGTTGTCGCACTACGAAAGCCGTTACCCTGACGATGACGACCTTAATGCTCTCTATGAGAGCGGCAAGAAGGTGCCGTATCACTTCTTCAAAAACCTGTTGTGGATGCAGCAGTGTAATCACCACCTTACAGAAGCTGATGGCGACATTACGCTCGATGGTAAAACGGTGCCAGGAACTCGGGCTAACCGCGCAAAGAAGTTTGCTCATGAGATGCACTTGTATTGGAGAGTGAAGCCTGCTCTTTATTATTTTGTGTATACAGATTATCTTAATAGTGTCGACCAACGTTCTAAAAACATGATGCAGACTCTCATGCTCTGCATCGATGGAATCATCAGGTCCGATTTCAATAATGTCTATGATGGCGACTGTAATCTGGGCTCAGACAATGACTGCGGTCTGACTATAGATGATTTGCTCAATCCGTTGCTTGTCGGCGAAGGTGAGGAGGGCAGACTGTTCCAAGGCTGGGACAGCGTGTTCTTTCAACGCCTTAACGAGAACCCTGTCATCTGGCTTGATGATTACAAGGAGGGAGATGAAAACAGTGGCTTCACTGACAAGTCGCGTTTCGTGACGTTGCATGATGTAGCTGCCGAGATGCGTAACGCAACGGACAAGCAGGGGCTTAAGGTCTTCTCTTATGATGGCCTATATCAGATCTGGATGACTAAGCGCATTCATAAGTGGGCTAAGCTTATATCTTCGTTTGATGGAGAACGTAAGTATATTCAGCACTCTAAAGCGAGTGCTAACTATTTCTATGCACTCCATGGACTGCGGTTGGATGATCTGCCGGAGTATATTAAGACTCGCTTCGCTTATCGCGACGGCTTCTACCAGGTGGGAGATCTTTATACCAACCCGATGAAGATGCGTGCTTCTGGTCGCGCCATCACTGTGAAGATTACAGCTGCTAAGGATGGGTTCTTTGGCATTGGCGAAGATAGAGCTGACACGGCTGCTGACTCGACTTATCTGAAGAAAGGCGAGAGCTACACGTTCTTTGCTGACAGTCCTCGTAGCTACTCGGAGTCGGGCACCATGCTCTATTTGTTTGGTGCTGCTTCACTCGCAAATCTCGATATTAGTGCTGCCACACCAAAGACGCAGGGATGGGATATCCAGTATTGTAAGCTGCTTCAGCATCTTGTTGTCGGCGGCGAGAATTATGTTCCGTACACCGTAGAGGGAACTCTCGACTCGATTAACTTGGGCAATAAGCCTTTCTTGAAGTCGATGGATGTGCGAAATACTCTTGTCGCATCCATTGACGCGAGTATGTGTCCGCGACTCGTCAGCTTGAAAGCGGATGGTAGTCGTGTGCAAAGTGTTGACATCGCAGAGACGTCGCCTATTAACGATCTCTCTCTGCCTTCTGCGCTCACGACGGTTAAGCTCATCAACTTGCCTAATCTGAGCTATGGCCTGTCGGGTGGTAACCTTCAGATTGAATCACTTGCTAATGTTCAGACGCTACGCATAGAACATTGCTTGAACATTGAGCCGCTGACCATGCTACAGCGCATCGTTGACACTCAGTCGGGCAGTCGACAGCTGGTAGCTGTTCGTGTCGTGCAAAACATGTCGGGCGATGGGGCTCTTCTCACTTTGCTGCTTCAGCTTGGCGTGAAGGGCATATCTGAAGATGGCAAGGTTCAGGAGCAGATGGTCATTGAGGGTTCATTTGAACTGACTAAGGTGCGTGAGCAGTCGTATGTTGATAATCTCGCTGACCACATACAAGGCATTAATATCGTCATGTCGCTGATGGCTTACATCAATGCTGTGATTGATTTCCTCGGTGAGCAGTATGGCGGCGAGGAAGAGGTGGAGCAGGTCACGCTTGATAACGTGAATGACTATCTTAAGCAGTATAACGGCGAGACTTACGACGAGTATTTCAATCGTCTCGCAGAAGCTGATGAAGATATTTTGACAATAATTAATAGATAACATTTATGGCAAGTAATGAACAAAACATCACTGGATTGCTCGCTGCTAAACGGGCACAGGTGGCAGCTCTGCAGGAGTTGGGTTTCAAGGATATTTCCTTCAGCTCTAGAGCTTCTGTCTTTGCAGAGCGCATTCGCTGGGGCGCAGGGCTGCTTGATATAAGGGTGGCTGCTGACAGAAAACGAGACGGTAAAAAATTCTACTTTACCGTCGAGGAGTGGAAAACAATTGACAATGCCTCTCGCTCGGAGGAGTTCGCTTTACGCGGACTCCGTATCCGGGCCAATGGACTGTCTTTCGTCATGGCTATGCAGTATTATCGTGATAAGCCGTGGGGCTCACGAACGGCTGTGCCTGATATCACGCAGTTTGCGGCTCTCTCAACGCTCTTTAACCATCAAGATGTGGCTCATTTTAATGAGGCCATTTTGGCTTACTATGCCGACAAAAATGCTGATTGGGTTGTGGGAGCGCCAGCAGCTGAAGCTGCTAACGGCTATCATGCTTATCTTGAGAGCGATGGGGTCATGGTGAATGGCGTTGCTATAGATGATCAGACTAAATGGATGCTGCCTGATGCAGCACAGGCTGTCATCTTATATCGTTATAGACAAAACATTGACAATGTCATATCTCAGATTTGGGGACAGGCTTTCACTATCGAAAAGTCTGTTGACAATATATGGACGTGTTGTCAGTACAACTATAGCGATTCATATATGTTGTGGGTGCTCAGTGGTAGAATTTATCAGTACAGCAAATCAAGTAACGCGGCAGTAATACCTATATCGGAGGAGTAATTATGGATAATGCAAATAATAGCTCTATAATCTTGGAGCTTAATAAAAAGGAACAGATCAAAGCATTGCGTGATGTCGGCTTTTCTGATATCGCGGACGATGCTACAATGAAAGAGATTACAGATCACATGAGATGGCTCGGTGGTCTGCGTGACCTCAAAGTGGCTACTTACCTGAAGGCTTCTCTTAAAGAGGATGTACCAAAGAAGCAGTACTTTACAAAGGAGGAATGGACAAACATGTCTATTAATGAGAAGTCTAAGTATGTCGCATTTGGAGTAGGCATCAGAGTGGAAAAGATGGCTTTCGTGATAGCACTACAGGATGTCGACAATAGAACTCGTTTCAAATGGAGCTCGTCCGGAATAAATATTCCTGGACTGAAGGATTTTGGCACCGTTAACAGTGGGGTCTACGATGACATCGATGGGGAGGCAAACACCGATTTGATTCTGGCCTTCGCAAAGGAGCAGCAGAACCTGTCTTGTCCAGCGGCTGAAGCTGCGCGAGCTTACAAAGCTTTTACAAAGGCGGCAGACAGTACGGTTATCGATGATCCGACTAAATGGTCATTACCTGCGTTTGGTCAGCTCAGGATGTACTATATTTACAGAGAAAAAATTAATAAATTCTTAACAGATGTTTTCGGTTCTTCATATAAATTAACAAATGACTGGTATTGGAGTAGTACTGAGTGAGATGCTGGAAATGCGTGGTGCGTCTACGTCGGCAGCGGCAGCGCGAACTAATACAGCAAGGCCGGCGCGAGCCCCGTGCGGGCGGTGGCAGCATATTAACCCTTTAACTCTTTAACTCTTTGTGTTACAATGGTTTGTGACGGCTGTCTTGCAGGAGTGAGGATTTCACTCCTGCAAGACAGCTATTTTTTTTAGTAAATTTTATATAATTGCCATGTAATATTTTTTATAAATTTTAGTTAATGTATTATATGACAAATCCGCACATTGCACAGACATTGCCTATTTACAAGCAGACTTATGAACTATTGACAATGATTGTCAAAATTCGTAAGAATTTCTCACGAGAATATCGTTATGATCTTGGGAGCCACCTCTTTGAGTCTACACTTCGTTGCTTAGAACTCATTCAAAAGGCTAATACAGCTATTCCGGAAGCTGACTACATTCCTCAGTTTATTGGAGAAGGGTCTGGAAATGGTCTTGTGAGACTTTTATGCAGCTTTATAGAGGAATGGCGCAGCAGGCGGGTGAGTCGTAGGCAATATCTCGAAGATTTCATCGTTGAATTCGGAACAGTCAAGATGCTAATTGGAGTAAGCAAAGAGCTGGGGCAGATTTCTATTAACCAAGCAGCGCAGATGGCTGTCTTGACCGAGAGCATCGGCAGACAGGCGACGGCATGGAAAAAGACTGCACAGTAGCCAGAGTCATAATTCTCAAGGGTGTTATGAGTGAGCAATATCTTTCTTTATATGGGTCGCTCCCTTCATCTGACGATGGAGGAAAGAGTTCTTTAGAAGCGACAACTAATGAGTGGGATGCTGGAAATGCGTGGTACGTCAACGTCAACAACGGCAACGCGAACTACAACAACAAGGCCAACGCGAACCCCGTGCGGGCGGTGGCAGCATATCAAGAGGATGTCTATAAGTCTCCAATTTCGTTTTTTCGGGCAGCTCTGTCTTGTGATAGGAACAAACGATCTTCTCTCGACTGCATAGAGTTCTCGATGAATTCTTCGGATAGTATTGTCAAGCTTTGGCGTGACTGTATCTCTTTTTCTTATGAACCTTCCGCTTCGGATGTGTTCATTGTTCCTTATCCTGTTAAACGCGAGGTCTTTGGTGCTGCCTATTGCGACAGAATTGTTCATCATTGGCTGACTGAACGTATAGAGCCTTTGTTGGAGGCTCGATTTGATAGACAGCAAAATGTTTCAAAAAATTGTCGCAAGGGATTCGGGTGCCTGAGCGCAGTACGCTCGCTTGCAGAGAAGATGCAAAATCTTTCTCATAACTTTGAGATTGATTTCGACATTATAAGACTGGACATTCAAGGCTTCTTTATGTCTATCGACAAAGACATTTTGTGGTGGATGTTTGAAGATCTGATTCTCACAGAATATCATGAAGCTGACCGTGATCTTTTGCTCTTCCTGCTTAAGAAGACTATATATGATGCTCCGCAGCATCATTTCATTTGCCGGTCTCCTCAAAAGCTTTGGCGTGGCTTGCCAAATGACAAGTCGCTCATGTTTAATCCTCCAAACATTGGTGTTCCCATTGGCAAACTCATTTCTCAACTGTCAGCCAATTTCTACATGTCTGTATTGGTCGACTATCTTCAAAATGATCTGAAGGTGGAATCTCTCGAGATGTTTATGGATGATTTCGTTATTCTCGACACTCTTGGTAGAGAACATGCTAGATGGCTTGTTGGAAAGATCAGGACTTTCCTCAAAGAGGTGCTGCATGTTAAACTGCACCCAAAGAAAATTTATATTCAACATTATAAGCATGGCGTGCTCTATGTTGGAGCAATGATCAAGCCCGGGCGAATCTATATTAGTAACAGAACCTTGGGTGCTGCTTTCCGTAGAATACACGCATATAACCAACAGCTCTTAAACGGAGAAGGAGAGAATGTGGCAGAGGCTTTTGTGACTACTATGAACAGTTATTTGGGCCTGATGATTCATTACGACACTTACAACAAACGCAAAAAGTTGGTGTCGTTAATGGATAAAGGGTGGTATAAGTATGTTTATGTCTTTGGTCATTTTCAAAAGTTAGTGTTGCGTAAACAGTTTAAGAGCAGCGAAAAAATTAAAAAACACATAAAACATGGAAAATTTAAACAATTCTTCATGCCAGAACTCGAAGAAATGGGTGCCGATACAGCAGCTTCCAAACGGGGAGTGGCAGCTGTCGATAAAGATGGAGCACCTTGATTTTGAAGATCTGGCTCACCCCGTCATTATGTACCACAACGTTACTTATTTCCATCGTCCTACGCTTGAAGACATCAAGAGAACGTGTCTACACATTGCCATGGCTTATTTGGGTGAAGTGAACTATGGTCCCGACACGTTTGATTTCTCTCCCTATCTGGTCTATTGATTCGTGTCCATTCATTGTTTCTGAGGTTTGATTATTTTTGCATATCAACAAACATTTGTAGATATGCGAAATATTAATCTTATTATTGTTCATTGCTCTGCTACACCTGAAAGACGTGATGTGTCTGTGGCAGACATTGACCGTTGGCATCGAGAGAGAGGGTTTGATGGCATCGGCTATCATTATGTTGTTTATATTGATGGCTCTGTTCATGAGGGAAGACCATTAGAAAAGGTGGGTGCCCATTGCAAGGGACATAATGCTCATTCTATAGGCATCTGCTATGTCGGTGGTGTGGACATCTACGGTAAGCCTAAAGATACAAGAACTTTAGCTCAAAAGGATGCTCTTGTTAATCTTCTGATGCGGCTGAAAAGACGCTTCCCTAAAGCTGTCATTCGTGGACACAGAGATTTTGCTGCAAAGGCGTGTCCGTCCTTTGACGCTACAAAAGAGTATGCTGGAATATCTAATGCTTAAGGAGTATGGCACAGACAGGTTCTCAGGACCCACAATTGATGTCAGCGGAAGAGTTTAACCAGAAGGTTAAGTCATGGGGCGAGACTGTGCGCTCTCGCTCGATGGGCACACTCGTCGCAGAGACTAACGTCTATAGTGGTAATCTTCGTTCACGGCTGAAGGCGGCGACTAAGACTGAACGTGATGATGGTCTTGCACATGCCGTAGCGTTTAAGTTCGTACGATATGGCGTGTTTGTCGCTTATGGTGTAGGTAATGGATATATCAGAGAAGGCGGTAAGGTGGTGCGAGGTTCCCACAATCCGAATCGTATTGTGGCTTCTGGCCCTATTAGGCGTAGACCCGTCGATTGGCTTGACAAAAATATTGAAAATCAAATCCAAGGCCTTGCTGATATCGCCGGCGATTATTATGGCGATAAAGCGGCAGAAAATGTGCTCGAGCAGATGAACAGGGTTACTATCATAAAAAAATAAAATGTGGGGACATGATGGATAGTCCCCACATTTTGTTTTATTTTTTTTGCCATGGCAAAGCTTTGGCATTGAATAGTTTATCATGGGTCTTACCAGTGAATTCCCATTCATTGAGTCTGTCGAGAATGAGATCTTTTTTTAGCATCATCTCTCTAAACTCCTTGCTGTTGATGTCCATGTTTTGTTCCTTTGGTACCCATCGCCCTTGTTTGAAAACCATGTCACGCTTCTTCATCTCCTTGCAGTATAGGTACCCATAGCCACATTTGGCAGCGTCTTTGAATTCTGGATACAAACTTGCAAGGGTGCTGTCTGCTCCGTCAATACTCTTTTTTGCACTCTTCGTAAGGAATATGATGGCGAACAGTGCAACTATAAACAATGCTTGTAATGGTGTCAGGTGGTACATAGTTGTAGCATTTGGTGTTATTGTTTTTATGTTGTAAAGGTAGCAATTTTTTTTGAATTATGCAAGTTTTTCGTCCTTTGTTTTATGCTCGTGATAAAGTATTTTTGCGAAAATAAAATTCGGATGATATGGCGAAAATTTTTAATAGAACGGTTACTGTCAATATTGATGGATCGCAATTAAATAACACTGTTCCAGGAATACAAAAGAAGATTCGTGAGCTGACACGAGATGTTAAGAAGATGACTATTGGAACAGAGGAGTATAACAAAACTGTAAAGAAAATTTCAGATCTTAACTCTATCTTGGCGGATCATAAGCGTGCCATTCGTGGTGTTGCCGAAGAAACAAAAAGTCTCGGAGAGAAGATAGGTGCAGTAGCTGATTTCTTTAATAAGTGGTACTACTCTGTCCAAACTGCTCTCGATGCTTTCGGAGGTTTAACGACAAGTGCCCGCAATGCTGTAAACGCCTATGCTGAAATGGAAGAGGCAATGGCTGATGTGCGTAAATATACTGGGCAGACTTCTGGACAGGTGCATGAAATGAACGAGGATTTCAAAAAAATGAATACTCGTACGGCGCGTGCAGAGCTTAATGCTCTTGCTGGTTCAGCAGGACGTCTTGGCATAACAAACAAGGAGGTGATCGAGGAATTTGTTGATGGAGCAAATATGCTCAATGTGGCTCTTGGTGACGATCTCGGCGATAAAGCGGTCGAACAGGTTGGCAAGCTTGCGCATATGTTTGGTGAAGACGACAAGAAGGGTTTGCGCGGAGCAATGCTTGCAACAGGTTCTGCTGTCAACGAATTGGCTCAGTCTTCTTCTGCTAATGCTGGCTATATCGTTAACTTTACAGCTGACCTCTCGGGTGTGGCCATTCAGGCTGGCATGACGCAGACGCAAATAATGGGCCTTGCATCTGCGCTTGACCAAAACATGCAGGAGGAAGCAACTGCTTCAACTGTGTTCTCACAGCTCATTACGAAGATGTACCAGGAACCTGCACGTTTTGCAGCGCTTGCAGGACAGGATGTTAAGAGCTTTACAAACCTTCTGAAAACAGATGCTAACGAGGCTCTTCTGAAATTCCTGTCAGCCATGCAGGCAACTGGAGGCTTTGATAAGATGGCTCCTATGTTTTCTGAAATGAAGCTTGAAGGCACACGAGCTGTCGGTGTGCTCTCTGCTGTTGCTTCACATCTTGACCAGGTGAGAGAGGCACAGCTGATAGCTAACGATGCTTACAGTGATGGCACCAGTATTATCAAAGAGTATAATGTGCAAAACAATACTGTTCAAGCCAATATTGACAAGGCTAAAAAGCAATTCCTTGACCTCAGCATTGAACTTGGAGAGAAGCTTCTGCCTCTCGTGCAACATAGCATCACGGCAGGATCGCTTCTTGTCAGAACCATTCGGCTGCTTTATGGTGTTGGTGAATTCATGGTTAAGCATGCAGCTGCTATAGCAGCTGTGTCAGCAGCTCTTTTGTTTTATAATGGCGTATTGAGCATTACTCTTATAAAGACTAAGCTCTACAATGTGTATCTCGGTATTGCAATAGCTCTTGACACGAGCTGGAGGGCTTCTGTTAAACTTACGCGTGCGGCCTTGGTTGCCGTGCATGCAGTCTGGGCAATGGTTACTAAAGGTGTGCAGGGCTATATTGTTGTAATGCGAGCAGCTAAATTGGCAAGTCTGACGAATCCTTGGGCGGCACTGGCTACGGTGTTGTCGGTTGTAGGTGTTGCCATATACTCTGCTGTTAAAGCATGGCAAGAGCATAAGAAGGCTGTGCATGATAACCTACAGGAGGTTAAAGAGGCCAATGCCATCAAGCAGCAGCAAGCTGAAATTGACAAAAAGGTGGCAGATTCTCATGTTGAGGAGAAAACACGCATTGAACAGCTTAATAGAATTATACACTCAAATGCCTACTCGGTGAATGAAAGAAGGGCTGCGATAGCTGCTCTGCAAGAGATCATCCCCTCTTATCATGCCAGCATTAGCAACGAGGGCAAATTGTATAACGAAAACATCGGGTCAGTAAAAGAGTATATCAAACAGCTTGACAGACTGGCCATGGCGCAAGCGATTAGCGAACAGAAGGTAAATATCGCTCGTCAAAGACTTGCTCTTAAACAGAAGGAGCAGCGCATACGCCATTCTATCAAAGCTGTTAATGCTGAGATTGAATCTAACCCAGAGTATTACAAAGAGTATTACAATTATAAAGAGGGAGGCCGCACTATGCGAGGTGTCAGTCACGCTCTCGCAGAAAAAGAGAGAGAACGTGGCGTGCATGAGCATAGACTTAAAGATAATCAGAGTCAACAGAAGATACTTCAAGCTCGTGAACGGGCTCTTGATAATATGGTCGAGAGTGACAAGGAGCTCAAAAGTGCTGTTGTTAGTCAAATTGTTAGAAATAATTCTAAGGACAACGCATCTGGCGTTGTCAAGCATGGGCATTATGTGTCTTCAGAAAATGCTGATAAGGCTGCGGCAGCAAGAAGAAAGGAGGAGGTTGAAGCTGAGAAGAAGGTTGAAAAGGAGCTTGATGCAATAAGCACCGAGTATGAGAATAAACGCACTAAGGCTAAGGAAGCTTATCTGAAGGGAGACATCGCAACGCAAGAGGACTATAATCGCATAGTTGAAGATCTGCAACTTGAGGAGCTTAACAAGAAGCTTGAGGTTGCGGGACTTGAACCAAAGAAGCGTGCAGAGATTGAGAAGAAGATACTTGACTACAAGGTTAAGCTTTATGACCAGCTTAAAGAGATTGAACAGTCGTTTGGTGATACAGAGGCTGAGCAACTTGAACACGAGCTTGATAAGAACAAGCAGAAGTATGAGCAGGATCTTGCTCTGCTGAATAATCTTCATGACAAGAAGATCATTACTGAGCAGGTGTTCCAAGATGATCTTAAAAAGCTCAAAGAACGTTTTGATAAAGAAAATGAACAAGCGGAGAAAGAATCGGCAGAACGTACTATAGCAGAGGCTAAGAAAAAGTTTGAGAAGCTTCTTCAGGAGCAAAAAAAGGCTAAAATTAAAGAGGGCCTTCTTGAAAATATGAGTGATGCTGAAAAGCTCGAAGCTTGGAGAGATTTCCTTAAAGATTATATAGGCGAGTTGAGCTTGAGTAATGAACAAAGAGAAGCTCTGCAAGAAGAGATTAATGACACTGAGTCTGGCATACAAGAGGAATCACTAGAAAAACAACTGGATTTGATAAAAAAATATTGCGACATCTATGAAGAGGTGGTTGTGTCGACAAGTGAGCAGCTCGGTGAAACTCTAGGACAGCTGGTTCAAGGCCAGAAGGTGGATTTGAAAAATTTTTTGCGTGATCTGTTGCTTATTCAACTGGAAGCTTTAGAAAAGCTTGTTATGATGAAACAAAAGCAGGCTATTATTGAAGAGGTTGCAGAGCATGGCCTAAAAGGTATTATAAAGGCTGCTGGCAAGGTGGCGCTTATAAAAGGAGCATTCGCTGCTGCCAAAGGCTTTGTCCAAAGCTTCGATACTGGTGGCTTCACGCCAAACGGACCATGGAATAAGCCGCAAGGTGTTGTGCACAGCAACGAGTTTGTTGCCAACCGCTTTGCCACGGGCAACCCGCATGTCCTTCCTGTGCTTAACCTCATTGACGAGGCGCAGCGTACAGGCAGCGTCTCTCGTCTCACGTCTGATGACATCGCTGCTGTTATTCCATCGCCTCAAACTTTTCGCCATGGTTCGGCGGCTCAACAGTCACCAGCTTTCTCGTCTCCATATGTTGCTTCGCAACAAGAGGCTGTTCTGTTGAATGTCTTTTCGCGCGTAGTCAAGTCTCTTGATGCTATCAATGACCGGTTCTCGCAGCCTATCATCGCTGAGACTTATGCGACTGGACGGCATGGTACCATCGAGGCTGAAGAACTTGTAAATAAAATGAAGTCGAATGTTAGTAGAAGAAGAAAATGATAAAACTGTTAATTGATGGGCATGAGGCGCATCTTGCAGCTGACGTGTCTCTTGAAATATATGACCGTAATCCGTTCTTTACATCTGAAGGGCAGCACACGTTAGACATTGAGCTTTCTCTTTCTGATGCTCAAAACGCATGGCTCTTTTCTGCCATGCATCGTATAGATGTAAATTCGAGACCTAAAGATCGGCAAGCTGTTCTCTATTGTGAGTCTGGTGTGCTGATCAGCGGCACGGAGGTCGTTCTGGAAATTTCAGAACGTACGGTCAAAATTCAAATTGTCGTAGGAAATTCAGAATTCAATTACGTCACGGGCAAAGACAAGTTGCTCTCGTCTCTCGATCTCGGAGAGGTCACATCACTCACCGCTGGCATGGCTGTCGCTTCTATGCGTGGCTCATACCCAGAGTGGGATTATGTGTGTGCTCCTGTGTGCGCTAATGCGCAATTGTACGGTGGTGGGCTCACTGTCCTAAAAGATTCGTCTACTATTTTTAACCAAGTGACTGAGCGCAAGACGGCTTCGACAATATTTCTCAAAGAAGGCACTACTTTGTGTCCACAGCCTTATCTGGCTGCTATCGTTCGTAAGGTTTTGACAGCTCTTGGTTATGAGCTCAAGACGGATGCTATTGGAGGCAATGAGGAGCTTAAGAAGCTGATCATAGTGCATGGACATAAAACAACAAAGTTCGCAGAAATGGTCGAAGATTGGACGGTTAGTGAATTTCTTACTCAGGTAGAAAATCTTTGTGCTGTCTTTTTTGTCGTTGACCAAAACACAAAAGTGGTGGAGATCCTGCGATCTGTAGATTATTACAAATCTGCTGAGATTGAATATGTCTCTGAAGAGGATGTTGTGGGGGATATTGAGAAAAAGTATGATCAAGATCCTCCGGAGGATATTACATATCATAATGTCTCCTACAAGTTCCCTTCTACTGATATTTACAAGTATTATGCTGTAGATTCGGAACTGATGAAAAAGATTGAGGTGGTGAGATGTCCGATAGTCATGCCAAAATATTCTTGGCAGACGTTTAACATGTATAATGTATGGGTGCAGATTATTGGCGGAACAAACTTTACAACAGACCACGAAATTCCTAAGGCTGTGACCGATGCCTATGACAAGCTTTTGGCTTACTATGATACTGGTATTGCAGGACCGGGCTTTCCTGTGGTTCTTCGCTCCATTGACCCTTACAATATTAATCTTGCTATGATTAATCAGTTCGGCCCTCGCATTGATCCTGGCAGTGACAGTTCCATGGAGCTGAAGCTGATTCCTGCGGAGCTCGTTTGGACAAGACTTGAGAATAAGTTTCAATATCCATTGCCGGTCATCGAGAATGGTGACGGTGATGTAGGCACAAGCGAAGAAGAAAAGGTGCAGGGCTTGAATGATAGAATCATTAATGGAGAGAATGAAAAGTCTACAAGTGAAACAATGACGATAGCGTTCTATCTGGGTTTGCAACCAAATCTTGTGTCGGATGCTGAAGATAATTTCGTCTCTCCGTTGACGGTCAACAGCAGTACGCTGATACGCAATATTAGACGCATCAACACTGCTGCGGACACGTTCTGGACTAATCAGAGTGTCGTGACGCTCGCTCTTGGCGGCAACTATGATCTTTCTATCAACTCCGAGAATGGAATGTACAACACCTATTGGAAAGGCTCTCTCGATGTAGACCTTACGACTGAATTTTGTATTAAATTCCGTTCGGTGCAGCGTAGAGATGTACGTCATATTTTCTGCATCAGCAACAAAAAGTTCTATTGCCAGCAACTGAAACGCAATGTAGTGAATGGCAGACTGTCGGATGTTGTCGAGGGTACTTTCTATCTCTGTGATACAGACACTCAGAACTCGTCCTCGTAGTGGGTTAGAGCTTTGTTGGCTGTTTTCATGTCTTGAGGCACATAGATGTTTGTTATCTGTATGCTTGAATGACGTGCCTGGTCGCGAACGGATACTGAATCTATGTTGTTACGAAGCATGTTGGTGATGCCGGTGTCTTTGAGCGAGTAGAATTTGTACCGTTCGTGAAAGCCGAGATCCTTGCGGACATAGTGATGCCAGAAGTCGCGAAATGATTTCTCGCTACGATATTCTTGCCCGGGAGCGAATTTTCTGCTGAAGAGATAGTAGCTGCCTGGGTAAGAAAAAATGTCTAGGTCGATCATCAAATGTATTACCTTTTGCGGCAGCGTAACTACAGCATCGTTGTGGTTCTTCGCGTTCTGACCGCTCACGCTTATCGTCTGCTGCTTGATTCGGATGTCTTCAATCTTTATGCATGACATCTCATGTGGGCGTAGGAACGTATAATATAATATGTAACAGGCCAGCAAATAATGCTTGTTGTTCTTTTCTAAGTAGCCTCTTAGTCTCTTCAGGTCTGAAGAGGACAGGGTATCTCGGTTCTTTCGTATGTTACGAGACAGCGAGGCGTAACCCTCCGTCGGATCTTTGGGAACGTAAGAACGATTGATGAGGTATTTTGAAAAGGTCTTCAGCCAAGACAAGTAATTGTTCCTCGTCTGAAGTGTATTGTTACGGTCTACAAATACATAATCCAAAAAGCGGCCGACGGTCTTACGGTCAAATTGATACGCATAATGTATTTGGTCTCTTGACCATTCTTTCAGAATCTTTAGGTAGCTCATATAGCTGGCCAATGTCTCTGCTCTAAAGCCGTTCTCGTTTGACATCTTGATGATGTAAGCCTCGTATTTGCTGCAAACCTCCTCCCAAAGTGTGTATTCGGCAGGATGCTCTGCTTCCACCCATGGATTCCAACCATCGAGGAGCTTTTCTGTGATGCGTTGAATCATCCATTGAGCCTTCGCTTTTTGCAATCGCTTGCTCTTGATGTGGTCGAGCATGATGCGCTTACGGCGCATCTTGCCTGTTGTGGGGCAAAATGCCGTGAATGAGATGTAACACTCGGAGCCTGTGTGAAAGATTGGAGGGGTCCAGCCTTTCAACTCGTTAAATTCTGTACTTTTGGAAAACATTTTTTTGTCCTCTACATTTTTTAGATGTCGAGGACTACGATTAAACATAATATTTTGCGCATTTTAAAACCGTTCCGAATTTCTTCCGACCATTTTTAAAGCGACAAGGGTTAAAACGCTGTAAACCAACGTTTTAACCCCCGAATTGTCGGGATGAGGCGACTCGAACGCCCGACCCCTACGTCCCGAACGTAGTGCGCTACCAACTGCGCTACATCCCGATAAAATGCTTTATCTCTCAAAAGCGATTGCAAAGTTACCATTTTTTATTGGAATAAAAAAATTTTTGAAGAAAAATATAAGAAAATTTGCAGGAATGAAAAAATAGTGCTACCTTTGCACCCGCAAACAAGCAAGATGGTGCCATAGCTCAGTTGGTAGAGCAAAGGACTGAAAATCCTTGTGTCCCCGG